CTTGTGTACCTGAAGCCGCAATATCAATAGGGTCAGTATCTAATACTTGTGTAGATGTTGTTGCAAAGTAATTAAAGAAAGAAGCATTTTCTGTTAATACTAAATTCTCTCCTGATAATATACCTAATCTGTTTTTGTAAAATGTTAAGTTGTTAACTTTTTTACCAACAAAAGTTGGATTAGGATTAGTGTCAATATCCCCACAAGTTCTATCTGTCCAATCTAATTGTTGAAATGTAAATGTGCCATTGTTATTATTAATCAATGCGTGTGGCATTGTAGAATTATCTAAACCTACAGAAGTTGCAGGTGCTATAGTTTCATTCCATACACCAGACTTACCAGAAAAGTTAACATAATAATCAGATAATGTATCACCTTCTTCTCCAGTAATTTTTATAATTACACCTGTTTTTCCATAAAAAGGTAGCTTACTAAAATCTTGTATTTCATCTCTAATAGAATACATGGCTGTGTTACCAGAACCATCAGAAGTAGTTATAGTATAGTTTGCATTCTGGTCTGTAGGTTTTCCATAAATTACACTGTCGTATGCTTCAAATGAAAAATAATTTGTAAAACCAGAATAGTTAGCTAAACCTTGTGTAGTAGATACTGAAGAGTTGTTGTCAGTTCTTCTAACATTAAATCCTATACCATCAGCCGCACTGTCCCAGTGTGTACTAGATGTACCATATAAAAGTATATCTGTTATTTTATTTGTATCTCTAAATTTACTATCAGTAGACGCATCATTACCTGTAGGTAATTGAAAGATTACTTCTAGTTCTTGTGCCATTGATGGGTGTTTCAATGCAACTTTATATTCTCTACCATAGTTTGTTAGTTTACAAACAATTAAAAACTCTTCTACTTTAGCCGCAGACGTTGTGCTGTCAGCCGCTACTGTTGTCGCTGTGTTAGCAATAAATGTATAATCAGCAATGTTAACTAACTTAAAGTTTTCTCTAGGGTTTGTTGAAGTTAGATAACTTGAACCACTTGCAACTGTAACTGTTTTTTCATTACCATCTAAATCAAATACTTTAATTCCACCATTGTATAATGCTACAATGTATTGATTATCTGCATCTCTTTGTATTTGCCAAAATTTTGTTTTATTAGAATAAATATTATTACTGTCTAATGTTGCTACAAAATCTAAAGGAGGTCTTTTAGATAGACCATCTACTAAACCATTTTGTAAATTTACTTGGTCTTCTCCCTGATTGATACCTCTTTGTGTTGGTGTCTGTTGAGACAAACCATTTAAAAAGTTAGGAATAGATTGTGAAACAACACTTCCCATAATTAGTAATGCCTTCTAGTGGGTCTATGAATTATAGAGAAGGTATTGCTATCACCTTCAAGCATATTAATGTCACTCTCTTGGCTATCTGCTTGATGAAATGACATAAGAGCTTCATTCTCATCTTGACCAATTAATTGTGTAATTTCTTTATCACCAATAAATCTAGCCGCAAATCTTCTTGCCGCTTTTAAAGTAATATATTGTCTAGCGTATTCTGGTAAATCATTAAACTGTTGTACTAAAACTAAATCAACAGATTTAGGTGCTGTAGTAAATACGTCTGTATGGTTTTCCATATCGTATAAATAGCCACTTCTAATAGTGTAATTTAGGTGTCTGAATTGAGAGTTTGCGTCAGCCTTTACGCAGTTTGAAGGTAGGGGTACTTTGCTGTCACTGTCTAAAGATAGTGATTTATAATTTGTATGTGTGTTAAAATTCCACCCTTGTGATTGGATAGACATAGATGTTTCATTAAGAATATTTTTTGCTGTACTTACGTCAACTGTAGTAGTGCCTGTGATACTGTTCACTGGTGCTTCTCCGATTGTAGAGAGCATTATATTTACAGCTTGTAATTCGCTAGTAGGTGTAATTTGTGTAGTCATCTATCCTTTGTGTTAAATTTTGTGTAAGAACACTGGGCGGATTGTCAGTGTTAATCTCCGCCCAATGTAGGTAAAGAGGGACTATGCCGCTTCTTTAATTCCGACTGCCGCTTCTGGTCTTAATACACCATGACCCATGCTGTATTTAGCAACCATTAACGTACCTTGTCTTCTGATGTCGTACTCTTTTTCAACAGCTAAATCCATTAGCTTAACAGTTCCGACTGCTGAAGGGTGAGATACAAGAGCAACAAAGTTAGATAGGTCAACTGCTTGAGGAGTTGAACCACCATTAGTTGCTGAACCTGCGTCTGCACCTGAAGTAACATTAGAAGCTACAAAGTGAGGAACTGGTACTAATTCAATTCCTGCAATTTTTGTAACTTTTCCTGATGCAACACCACCATTAGCACCACCACTGAAGTCAACATTGACTGCATTAGTAGCATTCGCTAATTTGTAGTATTCTTCAAGTCTCATAAAGCATTTTCTGCCTTCTGAAGGAACGTAGTTTGCATCAAGCTCTTTAGCCGCCGCAAAGATAGCATCTATCATTGCATTAGCCGCAGTAGCATCTGTAGCAGATGCAATGCCTGTGTTTACTACGTTAGTTGTAGCGTCTCCACCAGTTACGTTTGCACTAGCTAGAGTTGCTTGACCAATAGTTTGTAAGATATGCTTATCTTTTTGAAAAGATAATGCTCTACCCATTTCAGTAGAGTACGCACTTCTTACGTCCCAATGGTTTTTTGCTTCTTCGATATTCGAAACGAATACTGAAGATATTAGAAGGTCATTAATTGTAATAACCTTTTCGTTTGAGTTAACATCTGAACCTGTAATTTCAGTTCCAACTGCGTGATACGAAGCACCTACTCTACCCATTACTGGGAAAGAAGCAGATTTTCCGTTGCTGATACTTCTTACCATATCTGCACCTGCTGTTTTTGAAGCTCTATCAAATGAAGTAATTACTTCACCTGCGAATACTTTTAGAAACAGAGCATCATCACGAGTTCCACCACTATTTACATTTCCAAATTTAACTGGACTTGCGTTTGCCATAGTATTTTCTCCTGTTATGACGTTAGTTTATAAAAGCCTCTTCAATAAGTTATTTAGTCAAGATTGTCCCTCGCAAGGGGTCAAGTTATTTGGCTAATTAAAGTTGGCAGTTGCCACGCATAAGCGTTGCACAACTATTTTTTAGCAACCATTATGCTTTCGCAGTTTTGGCGGCACGTTTGAATTGTTTAGCAGTAGGTCTTCCTTTAGTACCTGCTGTTCGCATTTTCTCACCTGAACCTGCTTTAATTCTAGCACGTTTCTTATGAATGTTGGCGTATAATCCGTTCTTTGCCATTATGCTTTTTTCTTCTTATTCATTATTTTAGATTTTAAAGCGGCAGGTAATCTTTTCTGTCCACCTTTTAATACTTTACTTGGTTTCTTTGGTTTCTTTCCGTACATATCTATCTCCTGTTATGTTAAATTATAAATCTGATTTAGCTAATTTATCTTGAACCATTGCTTGATAAGCAGGGTCTTTTGAATACCTGTCATCACCCATAGCGGCAGTAACTTCAGCCCAAGACCTATAACCATCTTGTCCTGTAATTGTACCTTTACCTTCTACGAGACTTGGTTCATTACCATTTGCACTTTCAAATTTAGCTTTTAATCCTACGACTGCTAACTTTGCAGTTTCAATATCTTTAGAATTAACGGCTGTATTGTAAGCTGTCTTTTCTTGTTCGGACATATTCTCTGCCGCCCAATTAGACATTTCCGCATACGCATCTGAACCACCTACCATGTCTTTAATAGATGTTGATTGTTGGTCAGCAATTGCTTTTTGACCTTCAATAAACTGGTTTACATAATCTTTAGGTATACCTGCTTTTTCTAATGCTTCGTATGATTTTGCATCTAGTTCACCTTTTTCATTATACTCTGTTGCAAGGTTATCCATATTTAAACCTGCACTCTCAACTGCCTTTTCAGCAACCTCTAAATCATTTTTAGTTTCTGCTTTAGGAGCTTCTTCTTTAGGTGCTTCTTCTTTGTTGTCACCAAGTTTCTTTTCTAACTCTGAATATGACTTTGCTAAATCTTCAACACTCTTGAATTTTTCAGGTAAGCCTTCAGGTTTACTTTGTGTAACATTATCTTCTACTGGTTTTTCGCTAGTAGTTTCTGCTTCTTTTATTTCTATTGTATCTACCATTTGTATTTCCTTATTGTGGTTTAGTTAGATTGTTTGCAACTTGAGGAATGGCTTTCTCTGCCATTTGCATCATCTGGTCATTTTGCATTTGCTCTTCTTGAGCCGCTTGTTCTTCTGCTAGTTGCTCTTGTGATTTTAATAAACCATCTGTATCAATCCCTAAACCAATAGCGATACGTTTGATTAAATCATCAGGGTTTAATGCCTGAACAACTTGCGGATTTATCTGTGCAAGATTTCCTATCTCTGCAACAAATTCTCTTAATTTTTGTAAATCATTTCCTCTACCTAATGCTTCAATACCAGTAATAATAGTTGGCTGAACTGTTCCTTTAGGTAATTTTGGTATTTCATTTGCTTGTTCCATTCTTTTCATCAGTATTGAAACTAATGGTAGTTGGAACTCTTGTGATAATAATGAATAAATACCACCCATAGCAGTCTCTAATTGCTCTGCCATGTATCTAATTTCTTGTGCAGTTACTCTTTCTGCATCTCTTTGTATAGCTGTGTGTAGTAAGAATGCGTAAGACATTCTTTCTTCTAATTTAGCAATACTTCTTTCTACTACCTGTAAATCATATTGTTTCTGTGCTTGTAGTACAGACACATCTTCAGCCGTACCAGTAATAATGTCACCATTTCTAGTTTGTGCTAAATCTTTTTTTCTAGTAACAGAGTTAGGTCTAACCATAAATACTATTTTAGATGATGCCGCCGCACTCTCTACAAGTGCTTGTGATAATCCTTCTAATGATTTTAAGTCACCTAAAAATTCTTCTACATATCCTCTGCCGTAATCTTCATTGTCAACTCTAACCATTCTTAATGCTTGGTAAGGCATTCTTTCTTTTTTAAATGTACCAACACTAGAAGGTATTTTAATTCCGTTTACTTCTTGGCAAACATAAAACTCTTCTTCATTTAATTTATAAATATGTGTGTATAGTTCTATGTTTTCATCAGACTTATAATCTGGGTCAGAAATAACTTGTTCTGATACTTCTTGACCTAAAGATAAAATACTAGCTTTCTCACAAATAACTATTTCTAATACATTACCTGACGCATCTCTTCTAACTACATACTGTGATAAAGGAAACACTCTCATGCTACCTTTTTTAGGTAAGTAAGTTAATACATTACCACCAACAATCAGATGTTTTAATGCTTCAAATACTGAAACTCTTAATGCTAGTTGTTCAATTTTACCTGACACTTCTTTTTCTATTACAGACAAAGACTTTTCTATGTCAGTCTTCATGTCTTTATTTTCTTCTAATTCTTTTTTAGCGTCACCTGTAATTGATAATCTAAAAAATGGGGAGTTAGGGGGAAGCAATAATAAAAGAAGTTTACTTGCTAGATTGTTGACACCTCTTGCACCAACTGATTGGAATGGATTGTATAAATCATCTGAAGATGTAAAGCCTTCAGGTTTAATAAGTGATGGGATAGTTAATTCGCTACACTCTTCTGCTCTATCTAAATAATGTTCTCTGTCTTGTTGTAGTTTAAGATATCGTTCTTTAGCTGTATGAGCTTTCTGTAAACTACCTGTGTATTCCATCTAATTAGACAGTAGTGTTAGTAGCTATGTTTAAACCTGAAGAAGTATTTACAGAAGAAGTACCTGACTTCTTCACTTTTTTCTTCTTAATGTTTAAATCCTGTTCATTCGCTGTAACCAACTCTGGTGCAGTTTGTTCACCCACAGTTTGTGAAGTATTAACTGGTGTTGGAGCAGGTTCAGGAGCAGGTGGCATCTTTGGTTTTGACATGCACATATTATTTATCCCTCTCTTTAAGTGTGTTGATAAAATTAACTACGTCCCTTTGACCTGCTTTAAAATAAATAGTTTTAGTATCATCTTTTAAATCAGGTGATTTTTCAGGGTAAACTTTGTTTAATAACTCTATAAAGTCATTAACATTTTCAGGCAGAACTAAATCTTCCATTACGTTTTTCATCTAAAAGTGTAAGGTTAGTCCCAAAGATTACCTGTGACAGTACCTTTGTTGTATTCTGTGGCTCTATTCTCAAAGAAATTAGCATGTTCTACGCCATTTAATACCCAATCTAACCACGCTAATGGGTTCTCTTTGACACCATAATTAGGTTTTAAAGATAACTGAAGTAATCTTCTATCTGCTATATATCTAATATACTCTTTAACTTCTTCAGCTTTTAATCCTCTAATACCACCCATAGAAAACGCTAAGTCAATAAACTTATCTTCAAGGTCAACCATGTCTCTAGCTGTTTGATAGATACTTGCTTTAAATTTTTCTGTCCAAATATTTGGGTTTTCTTTTATGATTTGATGAAACAATTTAATCATGCTTTCAACATGGTGTGTCTCATCTCTAATAGACCAAGTTACGATTTGGCACATTCCTTTCATACGTCCATATCTTTGGAAGTTAAGAAGCATGACAAATGATGCAAACAACTGTAAGCCTTCACCAAATGCAGAGAAACAAGCTATCTCTCTAGCTAGTCCTTCAAGTCCTTTACCTTTAGATGTAAATAAATACTCATGCTTATCAGCCATTTCTTTGTATTCTTGAAACGCTTTGTATTCCTTATCAGGTAATCCAATAGTATCATTTAATAAAGAATAACTATGTGCATGGTTTGCTTCACTAGAAGCTATTGCAGATAACATCATTCTTATTTCAGGTGATTTAAACTGTGGAATATATTTATCTAAATAGGCTTGTGCTATATCAACATCTCCTTGTGTAAAGAATTTTAATATTTGTCCTATTAAATTTTTCTCTTCGGTACTTAATCTTTCATTCCAATCTCTAACATCTTCATGCAATGGCACTTCACTAGGTAGCCAGTGCATTTTCTGTTGCATATCGTATGATTGAAATGCCCATTCGTAATCAAAGGGTTTGTAGTATGCTCTCTTCTTAAATAAACTCATATTAATAACTCAATCCCTTCTATTATAATTATTATTAACAACTCCACTGCTAGGATTGTGTGATACACAGTCCATAACACAGATTGTTTTACTTTTCTTTTACGTCTCTTCTTTCGTGGTTTACTAAAACCATTAAAAATACTTTCATCTGTCATTTTTATAACCAAGCCCTTTCTTTCTATCTCCGTATAATTTTTGCCATGACCAAGATGTTAATGCTGTAGAGTAATGATAAATAATTTCTAATATATATTTTTTCATATTAGTGTTCCTACTATTACTCCTAATAGAAATCCTACCCATGCACCCACTAATCCTTCTCGGTAATACAAAGACAGTACGCTTAATTCTTTAATTAATTTTTTCATTATTCACACGCCAAGCAATCTGCTTCTGGTATGATTGTCCTTTCTACTTTTTTTGATACTAACTCTGCACGTTTGATTGCTTCACTTCTGCAATAGTACAAAGTTTTTATTTTTCTTTTCCAAGCTAACATGTGTATGTCATGTAACTCTTTAATGTTTACATCAGCAGGTACAAATACATTTACTGACTGACCTTGACACACATACTGTTGTCTGTCTGACGCATGTTCTATTATCCATTGCTGATTAATTTCTATAGATGTTTTAAATGTATCTTTTTCATAATCAGATAATTCATCTAAATGTAATACTGAACCTCTTTGTGCTACAATAGATTGCCACACTGCATCAGTGTTCATGCCTTTTTTCTCTAGCAACTTTTCTAAATATTTATTTTTAACTAGAAAAGAACCTGACATAGTTTTCTGTACATAAGCGTTAGCTCTGTATGGTTCTATTGATGGTGATGTAGTACCACAAATAATAGAAGAGGTAGCATTAGGTGCTATAGCTAGTAAGTGTGCATTACGTCTGCCTGTACCTTCCATGTCTGGTGCTTCACCTCTTTTAATTGCCAGTCTTTCACTTTCTTCCACAGCTTGTTCTTTTATTTTTCTAAATATTTTTAAGTTCATTGCTTTTGCTAATGCACTTTCAAAAGGTATACCTTTAGATTGTAAATATGCGTGGAAACCCATAGCTCCTAACCCAATACTTCTTTCACTAGCCGCACTAAACTTTGCTCTAAAGACACTCTCTGGTGCATTCTCTATAAAGTAAGACAAAGCGTTATCCAAAAACCTAACTAAATCTGGTACAAATAATGGGTCATTTCTCCACTCTTCATACTTTTCTAAATTAACTGAAGACAAACAACACACTGCTGTTCTGTTTTCATTCGTAGGTAATGTAATCTCTGTACATAAATTAGAATGATGAACTCTTAATCCTAGTTTCTTTTGTGTTTCAGGCAATGCGTCATTGATAGTATCTATAAATGAAACATAAGGCTCACCAGTAGCAACTCTTGTCTCTAATAATTTTTGCCACAACTCTCTAGCTGATACAGTCCGTACTACGTTCTTTGTATGAGGGTCAATTAAATTCCAACTGTCATCATAGGTAGGTTCAGCTATACATTTTTCTATCAACTGCATAAACTCATCAGATATATTTATTGCATGATGCAGGTTAAGACATTTTCTATGTATGTCTCCACCACTAGGCTTACGCATTTCTAAAAATTCTATTATCTCTGGGTGTGACATATCCATGTATGCCGCATAACTTCCACGCCTTGTTTTACCTTGTGAGAATGCAAGTATCTCACTATCTACAACGTGAAGAAAAGGGATTGAACCAGATGATTGTGAACCACCTGATGTATTAACACCATCACTTCTAACATGTCCCCAGTAACCACCGATACCACCACCAATAGATGCCAACCAAGCATTCTCTGTGTAGTGTCCTGTTAATCCTTCTCTACTATCACCTACATAGTTTAAGAAACAAGAGATAGGCATACCTCTGTTAGTACCACCATTAGATAAAATAGGTGTGGAGTACATAAACCAAAGTTTACTAGCGTAGTTATAAATTCTTTCTGCCATCTCATCATTATCTGAAAATGCTTTTGCCGCTCTCATAAATCCATCTTGCGGTGATGTTTCTTCTGGTAATAAATACCTATCTTTTAAAGTTGTCTTACCAAAGTCAGTAAGTAACTCGTCTCTTTCGTAATCAATCATCTTTTGTGTCCGTAACTTTAGGTGTTCCTTCTTTTTCTATAATAAAATCAATGTATTGTTTTGCTTTCTTCAAGTCTTCCATACCGCCCTTACGTCTCCATCTTGAAATATATTTCACAACATTGCCTTCGCAGTATGTGAGACCATTGGCTATGATGTAATCAATAGGTTCTATTTTATTGTTAGCGTAGTGAGGTGGGTTTTTTATATTGTCCATAGTTTTACCTTCCCTGTTTTCTTATTGTATTCTCCATGTCTTAAAATGTGTGCGACCCTAGCTTGTTGTAGAGCTTCTTTTTGTGTGTAACCTTTTTCTTTGTAGATACCTTTGACTATCTTCCATAGGTCAGGCAGTGTGCAGTTTGTATATTTAAGAAGTAACTTCTCTGCTGTCTTAATTCCTACACCATCAATACCATCATAGCCATCTGTCTTGTCACCCATGATTGTCTGTATCATAAAGTTATAATTAGCTATCTTCTCTGGTATTTGTTCTACTGTCATACCATCTTGTGAAAGATTGCATGGTATTGTTCGCATGTCTTTATCAATACTAACTAATATTCTTTCTTCATCAGTAGGTTCAGTTGCCATAATACCCATGACATCATCTGCTTCTAGGTTAGCCCACATCACACCATTATGTTTTTCCATAATGTGTTCACGCATTGCATTTAAAACTATTGGTTTACGTTTTTCTTTTCTGTTTGATTTGTATGTAGGAAGAACATCTTTTCTAAAATTATTCTTATCTGTAAGTGCTACAACATAATCATCTGCTGATAACCCAGAACCTAAATCGTCTATCACTGCATCTAATTGTGCATTACAAGTAGGTAACTCTGCGTGTAATGTCCATAAGCCATCACCCCAGTTTATAGGTTGTTCATTGTTAGTTGCTATCTGGTAAGCAAGTATGTCACCATCAATTACTAATACTTTTTTCTTTTTATACATTATTTAACTATCCTCTCCTGCATAGATTTGCTTAAATTTTTTGGTAAAAATATTTCGGCTAAAGGTATTAAGACAAACCTACTACGCCAACCATCACCACCATTTTTAAGTGTACCTATATATTTTTTTGCTAATCTTTTTACTGTTCTAGTATCAAATATTAATCTGCAATAATCTTTGTCACCTTCTGCTAATATGTGTACCCAATAGTCAGCTTTGGTTGCCATGATACCTGAAGGTTTACCATTGCATTCTACTTCTATTGCAATGTTACCTGTTTTAAACCACCAGTCTCTTTCAGTCTTAACTTCTATTTTGTTTTTATCTTTGTCTAATATAGATGCTAGTCTTTGTTCTCTTTCTTGACCATACTTTAGGTCAATATCGAATTTGTTATTCTTCATTAGTGTGTTCCACTCCAATTAGTTGATATTTTATATTCGCCTGTTAGCGGCACTCTTAATTGGAAGTGTTCACCTGCACGTTTAATACATTCGACTGCTATCTTACCAATGTCTTCAGCGTCTTGTTCTTCACACTCAACTTGTATCTCATCATGTACCCATACAACTTGTTGTGCGTTCTTAAATTTCTTAATCTCTTTGTTAAATTCTACTAGCCATCTCTTACATAAAATTGCTCCGCAACTTTGTAAAAGTGTATTGAGTGCTGAGTAACTGTTACGAACTTTAATCTGTCTTTTATCTAAACCAGTTAGATAACCACGTTCAGCCGCAGACTGTACAGCTTCAATAAGTTTATGTAATGCAGGTAAGTTATTTAAAAACCTTTTCTTAATCTTTCCTGCTTCTTTAAATGGTTTGTTTATTACTTCAGCAATCTTTTTGACTGAACCTCCATATAAAAAACAATAATAAAAACGCTTTGCTAAATCTCTGCTATCTAACCCTGCTAATTTTTGTGTTTCTGTATGTATGTCACCTTCAAGTGCAACTTTAGTGTATGCCCCATTGTCAAACTTTGACATGAAATGACACAGTGCCATAACTTCTAAAGAGCTTACGTCAATTCCTACTAATCTTTTACCTTTTGGTACTGTAAATAATTCTCTACATTCTTTACCATAAGGTGCAGATGTACTAACGACTTGTCCTAAATTTGGAAACGAGTGTGAAGCTCTTGCTGTTACACAAGAATTAGTATTACAAGTGCCATGAATTTTACCATTACGTTCATGTTTTAACCATGCTTGTGAACCTGTAGCTATCTGTGCAATTCTTTTAGTTAATAAAAAAGTTTCACATAATATTTTAGCTTCTGGGTATGGAAGTTTAGATAATATACTGTCATCTAATTTAGCTTTACCATCACTGGTAAATTCTTTGGCTTCCCAACCATACTTATCTTTTAATCTTTGTGCTACATGGTGTCTGCTTGATGGATTAAATACAGTAACTTGGTCTTTTAATTTCTTACCTGTTTTTGTAGACCATCTTTCAGATACGATAGGCTCAAACACACCTTGTAACTCTTCAGCTAACTCTGCTTGTCTTGCTTTTAATTTAACAGATAGTGCTTCTGCTTTTTCTCTGTCAAACGTAAAGCCATGTTGTTCTTGTTTAAATATTAGTGAGGCTACTTCATGTTCTAAATCCATAGCCTCTTGGGAGTAACCTTTTTCTTCTAAAACTTTGTATAGTTTGTAAGTAACTTCTGTATCTTGCTTACAATACTCAAGCATTTCAGGCGTGAATGTTTGCCAGTCAGTCTCTATCTGTTCTTTGTACTCACCTATTCTATTACCCCATGCTTTTAATGAGTGTTTACCTATACAATCTTTTGGAAAATCTTTTTTTGAAAAATCACTTTCTTTAATGTCTGCAAATACTAATCTTGTACCCACTAATGTGTCGAAAATTTTGCCCCTAAATGTAGCGGAATGTAATCGCTCCAATACTGGAATATCAAACTTTATAATGTTATGACCAATGATTAACTCTGCGTCTTCTAAAAGTTTAATAGCATCTTCATTATTAGGAGTAAGTATCTCTCCTGTGTCTATGTTTTTAAGTACAATACAATGTACCTTATCGCATAAATGTAGAAATCCATTTGTCTCAATATCAAAGACGTATCTCAAACTGATACCTTTTTAATCTTTAATACATTTACTGAAGGCATGGTAGTTACGTTACCTACGTCACCTAGTGTGCCATCATCATTAAAGTTAACATCACCTGCAATTACATGCACATCTTTGTCTGCTCTTAAAAGCCAACCTGCTGTAATACAGATAGTAACTTTACTTGCTTTAGCTTCTTTTAATGAAGTCCAGATTGCAGAGCTATTAATATCTTTCCAATAACAATGCACAAATGGTGCGTCTAATATTTTCTTATTTATATTTGGTAGTTTCATAATTAATGTAATGTTTGTAATTCTACTTCTATTTGCCAAGCCGCTTCTTCTCCGCTTAACGCCATAGAAGTTAGTGTGTCTTGCAACATGAAAGCAGTTTTAATACTTCCTATTTTTATTACTTGTGGTTTGTGTGTTGATTTTACTTTTGCCAGTGCATCTGCTACTAACCCAGACCAAAACAAAGCATCTTTCTTTTGCTTTGAAGTAGCTCTTTTAGTAGTCATCTAATACGTCAGGTGTTGTTTCTGACAGACAACCAGTGTCTAAATCGTATAGCAATGTACAGGCTTTACCTGTTTCACCACTAAACCTATTCTTGAGAATTGTTAGATTGGCTAATTTTTTATCTGACTTAATGTCTCTATTAATACCTATAATTAAATCTGATAACTGACCTATAGAAGCTGAACCACGAAGACTATTCATGGTAACTTCTTTGCCATCTTCAAAACCTTTATCGCCTTCTGACCTACGAAGGTGAGATATAAGAATAACTCCTATACCTGTTTCTTCTACAAGTGTTCTTAATTTACTTACAAAGTAATCAATTAGTTTTCTTTCATCACTTGTGTGTTCGTCTCCAAGTGCAGACAATGCCATGTGTAAATGGTCTAATACTACAAAGTCTACTTCACATGACTTTGCTAAATATCTTATTTTATTTAAAAGGCTATCGGCGACTGTGTTGCCAAAATGGTTATATAAATAAAAGTTCCCATTACCAATAGTAGATTTAAAAGTTTCTTGTAATTGTGTTTCACTTATTCCTTCTCTTGTTAAATGCAAAGGTTTCTTTAGGTGTACACCCATAATACCTAATGCACTTCGTTTAATACTCTCTTCTAATGCAATGTAGCCAACACCAAAATCTTGTTTTAATAGTTCTAATGCTACATGACGACAGAAAGATGATTTACCTACACCTGTACCTGCTGTGATAGTTGTTAGTTCACCTTTTCTTAATCCATGTGTTTTGTCATTAAGAGATTTAAAGGGGTATTGTGCAGTGACATATTTATCTTCTTTCATAATGTCATCAAAGATTTCTGAACCTAAAACAATACCATCAGGTCTATATGATTTTGCATTCCACATAGCTTTTTTAAGTTCTTCTGTTTTATTTGCTAACAACATTTCGTTAGCGTCTTTAAGTGGTAGAGAAGCAATCTTGGCTTTATTTGGGGTAAGAAGTTTAGCACATTCTAACGCCGCCTTTTGCCCATGCTCGTCTTGGTCGAACATAAAGATTACATTCTCATAACCCTCCAAGAAATCGAGAGATTTTTGAATATCTTTTTTTGCACCTGCCGCACCTGTTTTAATAGAGACAAAATCAAAAGAATTACCAAATGCTTGAGATATACTCATAGCGTCTAGTTCACCTTCACAAACTGTCAAATATTTACCTGACCCTCTACAAGTTTCTTGTCCAAACAATCCTGCTTCTTTTGGATTGCCTAACCATTGAAAATCTTTTGAAGGGTATCTTAATTTTTGTGCAACTAATTCTTTGCTATCATTATAATAATTAGCAATATGACAAGGACGTGCAAACCATGCACCTACTTGATAGTTATATTTTTGTACTGTGTCTAAATTAATTTTTCTTTTATTAAGAGGCAAGTGTTCTCCTTTAATAAAATTACTTTCTTGTTTTGTAATTGGTGTTAACTCCATTGTTGATTGTCCTTGTGTTGTTGTATTGCAAGAAAAGCAGTAGGCATGTCCGTCTGAATAAACGGAATTTGCGTCTGATGAACTGCAATTATCGCAAGATGTGTGATATAAAAATTCACTTTCGGTTTGGGTCATTGTAAATCTGTAAATATTTTTGGTGGGTTTAGTTGTGTGTAAACTTGGTTAAATTTTTTTAGTAAAATATTCCAATCAGTTTTGTGTTGTGGGTCTTTAGTATCGTTCCACAGCACAGCTTTTTCATTTAGCTGTCTGCTAATTAAATCTAATTGGTAATGTTTCATTGAAAAGGTGGAGGTAACTTCAGTCTCCCTCCATTACCCCATAAATACGAAACGCCCCTAGCTATTTCTAACTAGGAGCGTCTCAATCAACAATCGAGTGTACATCAAAAGACATACACGATTTAGAGTTAATTGCATTTCTGCAACCCACTACCTCAACTTTGTACTTCACTTTCAACCTTTTTACAAGTTCACGCAAAGATGCGTATTGTAGGTATGTGAAGTTAGTGTCGAGATTTTTTCCATCATCAGCTAATCCGCCGACTAAAGCTATCGCTATGGAATTTTGATTAGTAATTAAAGGTTGGTTTATAGGCAATATAGCACCAGACATATCTTCTGGTCTTCCTTCTTCTATTGTACCATCTCTTTTAATTATAAAATGAAAAGCGTTATGAAAGAAACCTTCTTTCCTGTGTAGCAAAGTTATATCCTTTGCATTTAAGTCTTGATTAGATTTTGTTTTAGTTGAATGCACAACAATAAAATCGGTTCTAGCTCTGTAATTATTGTTCATTTAACCACTCCAATGGAATATGTTTGTCAGCATGTTTAAAACCATACTTGTCACACCACATAGCGTAAGTCGTAGAAGACTTTTTTGATATTCTGCTTCGTGAATTACTAAAGACAAATCTAATGTCTTTCTCTGGGTGTTGTTCTTTGACAAGACGCATTTTTTGTCTGTCTGCTGATGTAAACAATCCTTTTGTTTCTATAAATATATCTTGTTCTTTAAGGTAAAAGTCTGGGGTATAAGAATGAGCTTTTTGTGGTTTAACATACGTTAGTTTAACCTTCTCATAATCATACTTTACACTATTAGCGTCTAACTCTTGTGAGATTGCTATTTCTAGCCCAGACCTAAAACCATATTTAAGTCCTACTTGATTAGAAGTCAGTTTCGCTCTGCTGTACTTCATTCTCAAATGTTTCTATTTCTGGTGCAACATAACCATCTTTAATTTCTTCAAAGCCATGCCCTTTTGCTCCTGCACCTGCTCCGCCTTCAACTAACTTAGTTATCTGCACTGCCTTTAATCTCAATGACACACCTGCACCCGCCATTGCGGTGTAGTAAGGTATCATGTCAGCAGAAACTTTCATTTCTGAACCTGACCATACTTGCTCTTTCATAGGTGTGCCTTTGCTATCAAAAATTGGTATCTTGATGTCTATTACGTCACCAGACTTCATCATAATTTTTGCTTTAGCTTTGAATTTGAAGATGATATTGCCAGTTGGTTTACCCTCAATATACTCTTCTTCAAAAGGCATGTTTGCTGTTTTAGGAGGTTTACCTTTAGACTTCTCTTTTGCCATTTCTAAAGATACTTTCATCTCATCATTAATAGATTTAATGATTGATTGTGCGTCTGACCCTTTGACAATTAGGTTAGTCTTAAAGTGACCACCATTCTCTTTATCAAATTTAGTGTCAGCCTGATTAAGCCAACAATATTGACTAACTCCTACTGGAGTTACAATCTTGTTATATGTTTGTTTACTCATAGTTTTCCTTATTGTTGTTGTTCTCTGTGTTTTCTCTTTTGATTGTTGATTTACTAATAGTGTAACTTTACTATCCGATAGTGCATAGGTTTAGGCAAAGAAAAACTTGGATTGATATAGTAAATCTAACTCCAAGTCTCCACTTTCAGGTATTGCAGGTAGTTTGCCTCTAGTCTCATCATCTAACAGTCTGCCCACATCTACCTTAAACTTACTTAATAGGTCTTTGCTAAAAGTTTCTACAAAGGCTTCTCTGATAGATAGATTTAACTTATCTACATCACACGCATGTGTTGCAAAACTATCATGCACATTACAAAAATTATCAATACCTTTTGCTTTTGCAATATTGACAGTCTTAATCATACAAGCACTATCTAAGCTATGAACGTAGTTTGCCGCAACAGCATTTCTTGAACGCAACTTATCCGTTTCTTTTGTCTCTTCTTTTATCTGCGGTGCAAACACCTCTCCCATTAAATGAGAACGTACTCTTTTACTTTTCATTTCTGGGTAATATTGAAACACTGGAAAGCCAACAGGTGTAACCCAGTGAATAGGAATACCCTCTTTTGAAATTACCTTTGCATTGTTTTGTAAGTAGTCCATACCAACCCTAGCAGATTTTAAGTTCTCACCTATACTTGCCCAAATAATTTTAGACAAATATGTTGCAGGTTTAAACATGTCATCAAATGGGTGCATTTCTCCTTTGTCTTTTCTTTTAGTTAAATCTTCTACTACAAAGTCAGTACAAGAATATCTAGTTGACCCATAACAGATTGTCATAATAGGTCGTTTACAAGTTGAACGCTTGACACCATAGTCTAACCATTTCTGTGCCAATGGGTCTCCCTCACTAGCTTTCACTTTCAAAGTTTTAATTACTTCGTTAGCTACTAATTGGTAGATGTCTTGTGGTATCTCGCTAGGCAAACAATTAACTAGCTTACCTGCAACTTTATCTTTCAATAACAATGAATAGATTTGTAAACCATTACAACTACCATCTACATTGACAGGTATATGAGAGATAAACCCATCACCTGTTTCATGGTATCTTTTCCATTCATCACAAAATGCTAGAAATTGAAAAGGATTATCTGCGTCTTCCCATTGTCTATTAGCAATAGGGTCTACAGCACAATCAGTTATCCATTGTAAGTTATCGTAAGACCATTTCTCTCTGTCCTCAAATGATACCTTATCATTACCCCACATATTAGAACCATGTACGGCTAACCAAAAGACACCTCTGTTCTCTTTTGTGATAGCTTTACCTTGACTAAAATTAAGCAATGCTTTTGCACCATTGATAGATTGATAGTTTAGAAAAGCAGGTACACAATAAGCTCTACCTCTAAAGTCTAATTGTAGTGGAAAGTACAATGTAGCATAGTCTTTAAACTTCTCTGCTAACCATATAATTTTAGCATACAGAAGTCTTTTAGATACCATTCGGTTATTTTCTGTGTGGACAATGACACTATCTTTCTTAAACTTTTTGAGTGCCTCTGGGTTGGTTTCTATGTCATGTGGCTTGTTGGGTAAATCAAGGTTCTTTATTGGTGGCATACCTCCAATAGATAGTCCTTTGTCCCAAGCATTTTGCATAACTGACAGAATAAATGGATTAATCTTATAGGCTGTACTTTGCATAAGATTAACAGCAGATGTAACTTCTGGCATAGCACAGTTTTCCATCTCTTTATTAAACTTTTTACCTTTTTGCTTAACTAGGTCTAATTCTGGCATTTCTGATGTCCAGTACCCATGACCTGTTACTTTGCCATCTACAACGCTCTTAGGAGGCATAACCATCATTAAATACTCTGGGTTTAGCAGTTCGTTAAACTTGTTACGATTGTCTATCCATTCTTTAGTTTTAGCTGTTTGTTTAATAACTTTAACAGTTTTGTGCTTATGCTGTTCTGTAGTTGTTTCAATAAGACCTGTACTTTCAATCAATAAAGACACAAGCTCCATACCAACATGTAATCTTTCAGTGGTAGTCCATTCTTCCCACCTCATAACTTCATCTCTTTTGGCACTTTCTCTTAACTTACGTCTTTTGTAATTATAGTTCCAAGACCTTTTATCTAAATCTTTTTTGACAGTTTCGTATAGCTCTGGGTTTAGTCCTTTAAAATTTTTAAGACTAATCTCAGTTTCAATTCTACCACCTAAAGTTATAGCTGTAGCTGTTAAATTTTTAGTATTAGTAATTGTATTGATTACATGTTTAGCAGTTATCAAAGCTACAATTTTAGGGTCTACTTGGGATATGTATTTGAGAGCAATGGGTGTTTTAGAATGAACATTGGCTATTGATTGTTCAACCCATTCTGCAATGGCTATTGCTAATGGACGTATTGTATTTGCAACAATAACTTTTCCGTAAGATGTAACGCTTTCCTCTTCACGTTCAATGTGAGAGAGCCTCCTCTTATTTGTTCTATTCATACCAAGCTCGGCGGACATCTTCTCGGTTTGTACTTGGTCTTGGTAAGTCGGCATTATTTCTAATATCTTCATGTATTCTCCAGTTTGTTGATTGATGCAACTGCGGAATGACCTACAAATTAGGTTCACTCCTTTGCTATTTTAATTATGTTGTGATAGAGAATAGTCGTTGAGTTTACTTGTAAAAACAAACTGTTGGCAACGTGGCGGAATGGTTACGCAGAGGATTGCAAATCCTATTGCACCTATGCACACCTGAATACGCCATTATTACTAACATTGTCATTACTAACTTTTCAACTATCCTCATATCACAACTTATTCTTAAGCGGATTTATTTATTCCGTTAAGAACATTTACTGCTCCCATTAAGTTATTCGGTATTAAATGAGAGTATCTTTTTATCATCTTCCACGACTTGTGACCTAACATTTGACCTATCATGTGTAATTCAACCTTACCTGATTGAGCCAAACGTGTTGCACAAGTGTGCCTCAAGCAATGAATGACAAACTCTTTGTCGTCTTCAAGGTTCATTGCTTTACGCAAACGTCTCCAAGTATTTTCACAAGTCCAATACTTTAGATGTGAAA